GAACCACATGGCGTCCTTGTCGTCGACCATGCGCAGGAAGTCTGTCGGCAGCGGATACGGCCCGCCGCCCGATAGAATGTTCGGATAGACCGCCGGATTCGTCGGCTGGCTCGTGTTGAAATTGAAAACGTAGGTGCCCTTGGCTACGTCGAAGTCATAGGTCTGGCAGAGATCGGAAAGGATGTAGTTTAGAAGCTGGCCGCCCTGTGCAGTGTAGTTAGGCACCTTGGCCTGCATCAGGGCAATGCTGACAATCTGAGCGGCGGTAAGGGCCACAAATCAGGCCCCATCGCTCATACCGAGCAGCGCGTGCCGCTTGGCGACTTCCTTCTCCAGCCGCGCGATCTCGGTACTGAACCGCTCCTGCGAGTTGCGGATGCCGTCCATCGCGACGACTCGCTCCGCCTCCAGCTTATCCAGCCCGAGCTTGATATTGTGTGCGGCCTCTTTCTTCCGCTCGATCACGCTCTTGCAGTGCCCGACGGGCTCATACTTGCCCTGCCGGCCGGACTTCGAGAACTTCTCGAAGTCCTCCTTTCTGATTGAGGCAGCCTCTTCAAGCAGAGCCGCAGCCTCTTCCTCGCGCTCGACCTTCTTGAGCGCGAAATCCTTCTCGATGCGCGCGAAGTCCTCGGTGAAGTTCGCCAGCATCCGGCGGTGCTTCTCAAGCTCCTGCTCGAAATCACCAAGCTCGTAGCGCGCGCGCTGGCGGTCCGCGATGCGGAACATGCGGTCCAGAAGGTCATTTGCCGCCTGCTCGCCGTCCTCCTGCGCCACGAAGCATTGCAGCGTGGCCTGCCGGTCGCCCGGCATGTTCATCACCACGCTCATGCCGACGGCGGGAGCCTGCCGGACCTCGCCGGTCTCAGTCTCTTTGTGGAGGGCCGTGATCTTGCTCAATGCCTCATCTCCGGTGCGTTCGTCACGACACCAGTCCCGGACACATGCGTCTCGCGCATCCCGAGATTGAGGGCGGTGTTACGGTAATACGTGTCGCGCAGCTTCTTGCCGTCGATCTGAAGCAACTGATGCTGCCACATGGACTGCATCCGCCACGCCAGATCGCGCGCCACATCCCGCGTCACGAGATAGGTTTGCCCGTGCCAGTACGGCTTCATGTTTGTCTTCAGGCAGTCGCCGAAGTCCGGGAGGTCGATGGTGATATGGACCAACTCATCCTCGACGCCGCCGACCGTAACGAACTCCTCGGTCCGCAGGCGGGTAAGCTCTTCCTTCTCGATAGCAGCGAGCGCGAACGCCTTCTGCTCGTCCTCGATCTTCTTGCGAGCCTTGGCGCGCGCCGCATGGACCTCTTCATTCGAGAGGATTGGATGCAGCCGCTTCTCCGGCTTTGCTGCCGTCGCGGCTTCCTGCTTCGCTGGCGCGGCGGCAGTCTTGACCGGCTTCGGCTGCTCGATCCTGCCGACAGAATCCGGGTCCACTTTGCCTGCTTCGCCTGCCATGTGTGGGGGTGTCGGCCCGCGTTTGATTTCGTCGGTCATGCGATCCTCACGAATGTACCCACGACGCGCTCGCCGCGGATCTCTTCGACACTAATATGGGCCAGCCATCGCCGTCCACCCCCACCCAATCTCCGGGCAGGACTTTCAGGACGCCACGATTCGGGACGTAGAGCAGGCCGTTCAACGCGAACGCGCCTGGCCAGATCGGATGCGACACGTTCTGATCGTCGAGAATGGACTGCGCAATCGTCGCCACATCGGCCGCAGCATCGGACGCACTGAACGCCAGCGCCGTGAGAGTCGTGGTCCCGGCCGTGCCTAAAGTTTTAGTGCTCATTGACTGCCCCTAATGCGTTTTGTAGCGTGGCAACATGACGATGAAAAACTCCCCGAGGGATGGTTATAAAGTCTGCGCATGCTGCAAGGAAAGGAAAGAGATTTCCTGTTTCAGAAGTCACCGCCGTGGGGACAGGACGCAGGTGATTTCCTATTGCACACCATGCGACCGACAAAAACAGAAAGATAGGTGGCGTAAAGACCCAGAAAAATCGCGAGATACGCGCCGTAGATATCAACAGAGGCCACAGCGAAAGCTCATTAAACGCAAGTGCGACCTGAAGAAAGCCTATGGCATCACCCCAGAACAATACGATGAGATGAATGTCCAGCAAGAAGGGCTGTGCAAAATTTGCCGAAGGCCCCCAGCCAAAACCGGACGCGCAAACCACCGCCTTCATGTAGACCATTGCCACGACACAAAGCAGGTACGCGGCCTGCTCTGTGAGAATTGCAATAACGGTCTTGGCCGCTTCAAACATAACCGACAGTTCCTATTAGCCGCTGCAGCGTATTTGCCCGGCTAATTCCCTCCGGTGGCGAAACCCTGAATCTGCCCGATGTTGGCGTTCAACTGCGCCGCCAGCGCCGTCGCCGCCGTCGTGCACGCCGTCGAGATGTTCGCGGTGGACGGTGCATCGCCGCCCGGCACGGGGACTTGCCCCGCCTGGCTGCGTGGGATTGACACCTTCAAGGTCTGCGCGCTCGGCACCGACAAGGAGCCGACGCCATCTCCGACCCATGAGATAGAAAAACTTCCGGTCAATACGTACACGGTCGGCTCCTTATGCGTCGAACGACGCGCTGAAGGCGGACGAGGATTCAATGCGGGCGAAAAACTGCGTATTTTGGAGAAGCGTGCCCCAGAACGATTTCCAGCCTATCACGCGCAACTGGTTGAGCGGGTCGCTTTTGTCGGCATCCTTGAGATACGTGAACTTCACGTTGTCGAGGATGACCTGCCCATAGGATCCGCGGCCGATCACATAGGTCGGGTAGACCGTAACGCCGGTTGCCGGGGCTGCGGGCGGGACCTGCGCTACACCGAGACCGGTGATGACGACGGTGGCGCCGGCCGGAAGCTGCGTCGCCATGCCCTGAAGGGGGCCGACAGTCGGTCCGGACACGGACGTTCCGAGATTCTGCGGGCTGGTCGTGGTGCCGACATAGACCGAATAGGAATAGCCGACCGTGGCGGGCAGCGTGACGGACAGCGAGCCGTTCGGGCCAGTGACCGTGTTGGCCGTCGAGACCTGATATATCTGGCTCTCGTACTGGTTCTGCGTGTCGGACCCGGTGACGATGATGTAGTACGTGCCGGTCGCGAGCGAGCCGGCGGTTCCCGGAGTAGCATTGTTCTGCGCAATCCCGGTGAAGGTCGGGACCATATTCGAATCGCAGAAACGCATCCCGCGCCACTCGCCAATCTCATAGTTGTAGAGGCGGTTGAGGTCGGAATAGGACCACGCCGTTACTACGGTCGAGTTCTCGGAGAAGTCGCCAACGACGAGGGTGTGAATCAGGGCCACATAATGCGGCATCTTCCGCGGGCTCTCGGATGCGCGCGCGCCGCCGGCTTCGGCCGCAATCTTCATGTCCGTCTGCTCGTCGCCCATGAAGCGCGGCGCGCCAAGTGTCTTCAGGGCGGCCACTGTGCGGTTTACGGTGTGTGGGTCGAGCACGTCGCCCGCAACGAGGTTTGCGCGAGACGACCGCCCATTGACGTAGTTGACCTGCGTTCCGGCCATCAGCGCGACGAAGGTGTTACGTTCGAGAGTTTCCGCAAGCTGAAGCGACAGAAGCTCGATGGCCTTTTTGAACAGCGGATGCTTGATCGTCATCTCGGCTACGTCGGTGATCGTCACCTTGTCGCCCCACTGCTGCGCAGTCGCCGTGACCTGGCTGATCATCATCGTCTGGCCGACCGGGGGGACGCCTTCCGACAGCGGCGCATACGGGAGCGGCACGCGGTTGTAACGGGTGGCGGTGTAGGTGACGCCGCGGCCCTTGGGCAATTCGAGCGGATCGCCAAACTGATAGGCGACCAACTGGCGCCGCGCGAGGGGAAGCGTCTCGTCCGCGATATAGGATTCGATATCTGCGGAGAACTGAGAGGATTGGTTTGTCGGGGAGGCCATGTTTCAGTCCCTCATTTCGAGGGACGGAGCACGCCCCTCAGATGTCCATGTCTTTGATGCGCTCGTACAGCTTCGATTTGTCCGAAGTTCGCGCCGCCCCTGCCCGGACGTTTGACACACCGCCAGCCGGATTCCTGACCGTCTCACGCTGCACCCGCGCCGCGCCTTCGCGCCTCTGCTTGGGAGCCGCACGGTTGGCGCGCTCGATCGCACGCTTGCCGACAAGATAGGTCGCGATGGTCTCGCGGGGGAGGTTGCTGCCGTTTCGGCGCGCTTCGGAAAGCTGCTCTTCAACATCAGCCGCGACGGCTTTGTAAGCAGGGCTTTCAGCACACAAAGCCCGGAAGGCGGCGCGATCGTTTGCGTCGGCTGTCTGGTAATTGAGTTGCGCAAAGCGGCGGTCAAGTTCCTGTCGATCCTGTTGCCGGTAGTGTTCCAGCTTCTCGTCTGGTGACATGAGCGCGACCCGTTCGCGCTCCAATGCCGCCTGCTCTTGTGTCTGCCGCCCCTGCTGTGCGGCCCGTAATTCTGCCAGTTCCCGTCTGGCTGCTTCTGCTTCCGCTTTGGCCTGCGATGCGATCCGGGTTGCTGTTTCAACCCGCCGCTGCGCCCGGCTTGGCTCTCTTACCGGAGCCGCTCGTCGTCCATCCCCATCGATTCCTGCATCGTCTGGCTCTTCGCCAGCTTCCGCTCCACCGGCTTCGTCCCCTTCGGGGTCCTCTCCGTCACCGGCATCTGGATCGACTGCATCGTCGAGTCCCTCGTCTCCGGTGGTAAGCGTGTCGTCGTGCTCTGCTTCAAGAGCGGGTTCCTCAATGGTCGTGTCGGTTGGTTTGCCGCGTTCGGACATGTGGGCCTCATGGGCAGAATGCGTCTGCCGGACGGGTGCCCCATGCGCGGGGCTGGCGGGTAGCGATTACGTCGCAACTCGAATGGCCGATGATTTTGCTTAATCGGAACGAATGTCAAGTGGGTGTCAACCATAGCCCGCTTCCCGCAACTCCTGGCCCCCTACTTGTCGTTGGGGCCGTGCGGTTCTCGGAGATAGCTTCAGCGCCTACAATCCGGGGTGTCCGTGTCGTGGACCAGCCGCCTGCCTTCCATAGCTACTCCCGTGGAAAGCGGGACTCTTGTGAAACGCCATACTTGCCCCGGCCTGCTTCTAGACCGCTACCTGTCTGTCGAAGGCTCGCGAAGTCCCCTCACAGGGCAAAGGCTCGCCGACGCACATTCCGGTTTTCGTGGGAGGGAACCGGATTAACCACGGGTGACGATATCGGTAGGCGGGGCTTGTGCCGCTGGAGAATTAGAGCCATATAAACGGCTCATCCCCGATGTCTCGAC